CTAAGGTTCAAGGCGCCAACCCATGCCCCTAATGACGCAGGCGGAGTACGCCAGGCATCGCGGATGCACTGAGGCAACGGTCAGCGAGGCCAAACGGGACCGCATCCTTTCAGCGCTCAGGCCCAGAGGCAAGCGAACCCTGATTGACTCGGACATAGCGGACAGGCTCTGGGTGGAAAATCGCCGAAGGCCACCCGTGAAAGGGGCTCCCAAAGACGCGGATCCCCCCGACCCATTGGAGGCCCCCGCGCCATCGGCGGATGCCCTAGCAGCGTTCATCCTGGGCCTACCGGAGGACAGGATCCCAGAGCAGGGCGAATCCATTAAGCGCCAGCTGCATTACAAAGCCGAACGGGAGCGGGTGGAGGCGTTGAAGGCGAGGGACCAGGTGCTCGACAAAGATCGCGTGAAGTCCGAAGCCTTTGCCCTTGGCAAGAGCCTCAGGGAGAGCATCCTGTCTGTGCCCGATCGCCTGGCGGCAAAACTGGCCGTGACGAGCGACATAGGGCAATGCAGGGAGATGCTCAGATCCGAGTTGTCGATTGCCCTGAGATCGTTGAAAAATGCTTGAGCCAGAAGAGATCTACCGCTCAGCCTTCCTGGAGGGCCTCCAGCCGCCGCCAGACCTTGGCGTCAGCGACTGGGCGGACGCAGAGCGGATCCTCACCAGGCGATCATCTGCTGAGCCAGGGCCATGGAGAACCGATCGCGTGCCATATCTGCGCGAGCCGATGGACTGCCTCAACCCTTCGAATCCAATCAAGCGGGTGGTGATGGTGTTCGGTTCTCAGTCTGCCAAGACAGAGGCCGGATTGAATTGGCTCGGAAGGTCCATCGTATTGGATCCGGGGCCTTTTCTTGTCGTGTTTCCTACAATCAGTTTTGCCAAAAGGCAGGTCAGGCAAAGACTAAAGCCTCTTTTTAATGATACACCTTCGATTGAAAAAAGAATCTTGTCTAAAAGGTCTAGGGATGCAGCAAATACAATGTTTCTTACAGAGTTTGAAAACGATATGCTAGTTGCCGTAACGGGTAGCAATAGCGGGGCGGAGCTGCAGGGAATGCCTACGCCTAGGCTATGGGTTGATGAATGTTCTTCAGTTCCTCAAGAAGCTGACGACAAAGGCGACCCAATAGAAAACGCTGAAGCCAGGACTGCAAGCTTTCCAAATAGAAAGATCTTGCTCACAAGTACACCGGGAACACGGGGAGAATGCAGAATTACATGGGAATACGAAACAAGATCGGACCAGCGGCGTTACGCGGCGTTCATGCCATGTTGCGGCGCCAATGAGGTTATTCGTTGGCGGGAGAACATGGTATGGGATGACCCACGCGGAGAGGTTTGGTGCCAGTGTCCAGCATGTGGAGAGCGAATCGCACAGCATTACAAGACCGAAATGCTTGCCGGTGGCATCTGGAAGCCTCACGCCAAAGGTGACGGCGTCACGGCTGGTTTCCACCTGCCCGGCTGGTACACCCCCATCGGGCTGGGCCTGGCGTGGGAAGAGATCAGAGACGAGTTCCTGAGGGCCAAACGAGACCCCATGCTCCTGAAGGGCTGGATCACGAAGCGAGCGCCGGAGGCGTTCGATGATCCGGCTATCTCCAGGCTCAGTGCTGAGGGGCTCATGAATCGCGTCACGAGCGATCCTTACAAGACGGGATGGTGCCCGGCTGGGGTGTTGGTGCTGTTTGCATCGGTTGACGTGCAAGGCAGTTGGCTAGAGGTAAGCGTGTGGGGATACGGAAGAGATGATGAGTCGTGGTTGATCTGGAACGAAAAGATAATTGGCGACCCCTTGCAGAATCCAGAATGCGACGCAACTCGTGGCGGGCCATGGCTGCAAGTAAACACAATACGAAAGACGTTGTTTCCATCTGAGAATGGGTGGCAATTATCGCCATTTTCAACAATGGTTGACACTGGCGGATCTTATACGCAGGCATCCTATGAATACTGCAGGCGACACGCCAGGGATGGCGTTATAGCGGTGAAGGGTTCAAGCGATAGAACCCATGTGCCCATTGGGATGGGCAGGCCTCAAGATGTAACCTATAATGACAAGGTCATTAAGTCTGGGGTGAAACTCTACATGGTTGGAACCCAGGGCCTGAAAAGTGCGATTGCCGGAAGACTTAATACAGTTGAGACTCCCGGTCCTGGATTTATTCACTTTGGCCTTAATGGTACAAAGGAATACCTAGAAGGCCTTACATGCGAGCAAATTAGGTTCAAGTTAGTGAAGGGATATAAGGTTTCAATGTGGGAAAATCCTTCAGGCGGCAGAAACGAACCACTAGACAACGCGGTTTATTGTTTGGCGGGCCTGTATAAGCTAAAGCGAAAATACACAAAGCTTGCAGCGAGCGAGATGTGGGATCGGCTGGAGGAGCAGAACAAGGCGACCATTGCCACAAAACCCGCACCAAAAAGCAACCTAGTCTCAAGCCTCACCTTCGGCTAGAATCCCCCCATGCAAACCCTGGCACAGCTACAGGCGCGGCGCGATGCCTATCTGGCGGCAGAGCAGGCCATCCTCACCGGCGGCCAGGAGTACGGAATGTCGGCCGGCCCCGATGGCCGCACCATGAAACGTGCCAGCCTGGCGGAAATTCAATCCGCCATCACCAGGCTGGACGCGGAGATCGCCAGGGCAGAGGCCAGCTCCACCGGCCGGGCTCGGTCCTTCTCTCCCTCCCCGCTGTTCTGATGGGCAAGAAGCGGCGGCGGCAACTGGAGGAGATGTCGGCGGCAGCCCCGCCACAGCCTGAGGCCTCCATCGGTGGCGGTTGGGGTGGCGGCTCGCGACTGAGCATGGCCCCCGCCTTCGCCATGTGGCAGCCGGGTGCGCGGGACGCTGACGGCGACGATACTTACGAGCTGCGAGATCAGCGCGGCTACTCCCGGGATCTGTACCGAACCTCCCCGGCGGCCGGCTCAGGCATTGATCAGCTGGTGAGCTACCGGGTCGGCACCGGCCTCAAGTGCCAGCCCCGCATACTGGAGCAGTGGCTGGGGATGACCAGCGAGCAGGCGGAAGAGTGGCAGGAGATGCAAAAAGATCGGTTTAATATGTGGGCAAGTTCTACATGGGCCTCCGTTGAAGGGGATCAGAATTTCTACGAATTGCAAGAATTGATTGCCCGCTCTGAAGTATTAAGCGGCGACGTATTCACAGTTCTTACCCAGAAAGAGCGCCCTAACTGGCCCTTTAAGCTGGCTCTTCAGATCATCGAAGCTGACAGGGTTTACAACGAAAACAACGGCGCAAATACGGCTGAGATTTTTGAAGGTATTAAGCGTGCTGCTGACGGTGAAATCGTTTCGATTTTTGTAGCAAACCATCACCCTGGCAGCCTTATCCCCGGAGCTTCTGGGCAGACTTGGCGGGAAATCCCCATCTATTCCTCAAGCGGTAGGCGCAATATCCTGCAACGCAAAAAAATGGTGCGGCCTGGCCAGTCGCGGGCGTTGCCTGCGCTGACTCGAATTATTGGATCAGTTAAGCAACTTGATCGCTATACGAATGCAGAGATTGAGGCGGCTGTCAATTCTGCAGCGCTGGCGGTGTTTGCGCAGATGGATGCGGACAGTTTCAAGGATCTCTTCAATGAAGACGAACAGCGTCAGTATTTATCAGCCAATCTCTCAGCAAGAAACCAAGCTAATACCTGGCAATCTGGCAAGGTTCTAAACCTATTCCCAGGTGAAGAAGTCGCCAGCCCAACACCTGGCAGGCCTAACCCAAACTTTGACAACTTTGTCCAGCCATTCTTTACATTTCTTGGCATGGGATTAAACCTCCCCCCGGAGGTTATGACTGGCCTATTCAAGTCCAGCTACACGGCGGCCAGGGCTGCGAGCCAACAGCTCTGGCAGATGATCTATGGAGACCGGGCGCACGATGTAACCCACACATGCCAACCCGTCTACGAAACCTGGCTAGCCGATGGCGTGGCTGATGGCTGGATCCAGGCCCCCGGATTTTTTGCGGATCCGTTCATCCGCTACGCATGGAGCGTCGCGGAATGGGCCGGCAGCGGCCCGGCCAGCCTTAACCCCCTGCAGGAGGCAGAAGCGGCCCGGCTGCGGGCATCGTTCTTGACGAGTGAGGCAGAGGAGACGATCGCTTATGACGGCGGCGACTATGCCAGCCGCCACGTTCAGCGGGCCAGGGAGGCAGCGGCCCGGCGGCGCGACAGCCTGCCACCCCTCGACGCGAAGGGCGCCGCGCCCGCCCCAGCCCAGGCCCAACCCGGCAGCCAGCCGGCTCCCCCTCCAGATCAGTCCGACGGCGCAGACGAGAAGGATGGCGCCGATGATGACGCCATCGACACGGAAGACCTATGAGCATCCTCGACATCCTTTCTGCGCCGTGGGCGATCATGCCTGGCCACCTGGAGCAGATCCGGGACATCTACGCCAGCCACCTGCGGGGCGAGGGCGTCAACCTGCAGGAACTGGAGGCGCGGCGCGGGGCTCCACTGCCCGGCCCGGTCCAGGGCTATGAGGTGCGCGATGGGGTGGCCCTGATCCCCGTGCGCGGGGTGATGGCGCAGAGGATGAACCTCATGGCGCAGGTGAGCGGCGGCACGTCGTCGGAACTGCTGGCGCGGGACGTGAAGGCGGCAACCGCTGATCCAAAGGTGAAGGGGCTCATCCTGACCATGGACACCCCCGGCGGCGCGGTTGCTGGCACCCAGCTGGCAGCTCAGGCGGTGATGGCGGCCCGCGATGTGAAACCCGTGGTGACACTGGTGGAAGGGCTGATGGCGTCCGCTGGTGTGTGGGTTGGGACTGCCGCCAGCAAGGTTTACCTCAGCTCGGCGGTTGATCAGGTCGGATCGATCGGCGTGGTGATTGAGCACATCGACAGATCAAAACAGCTAGATGCGATTGGCATCAAAAAGACCGAAGTCTTTGCCGGCAAGTTTAAGCGTATCGCGTCGGAGAATGGCCCGCTAACCGAAAGTGGAAAGGCAACTCTTCAAGATACTGTAGACACGATCTATAGCATTATGGTGGGCGATGTAGCAAATCAACGGGGCACGAGTGTCGAAAAGGTGCTCGCCGATATGGCTGATGGGCGGATGTTCATTGGCCAGCAGGCGATCGACGCGGGCCTGGTTGATGGATTCGCCAGCCTGGATCAGCTCATTGGCGAGGTGAGAGAGCAAGCCAAATGGCGGCCTATACCATCTGGCGGATCGCGTGCCAAAATGTCTTTACCTGTAGTCGCAACCGGCCCACCGGCGGCGGCTCACTTGTCCCCTGTCCGATCCTCCATGTCTTCCCTGCCGGAGCAGGTGGCCCAGTGGGCCATCGACAACCCGGACGGCGCCAGCGCTCTCAGAGCCCAGGGCGCCGCCGACGAACGGGCGCGGCTCGCGCCCGAACATGAAACCGCCTTGGCTCAGGCACGCCAGGAGGGTGCCGCTGCAGAGCGGGACCGCATCGCCGGTGTTCGCACCGCTGGCCTCCCTGGCCACGAAGCGCTGATCGAACGGCTCGCGGCCGATGGCCACACCTCCCCTGGGGAGGCGGCCTTGGCTGTCAACGCAGCTGAGCGCGAGCTTCTCCAGGCTGCGGCCACCGCTCGCAGCGCTGAGGCCCCCGCTCCTGTGGCCTTTGCCGCGGCAGGGGATGAAGGGCTGGAGCGTCCCGGCAGTGGCGCCATCCCATCCGTCATCACGTCCGACGGCGATGAAGAGGCGATCGACAGGGCCGCCCGCGCACATCAAGCCGCAAACCCAGGCGCTTCCTATCTGGATGCCCTGGCCATTGTTACCCGGAGGAACTGACCATGGCCGCTGGATCTACCGTCCTGTTTGCCAAAAGCATTACGGCGACCGCCACCATCACTGGCGGATGCGGGATCACCTTTGCTGGCGCCGTGCCAGCCGCTGGCGCCGCTGGCTACATCGCTGAGTTCAGTGGGGTGGCTACCGAACAAATCACGGCCAACCTGCTGGGAACCACCGTCGCGGTGGCCGGCGCGGCCTTTGCTGCTAATGCGCTCCTGGAGTTCAACGCCTCTGGCAAGTTGATCACTAGAACGACTGGTGTATCTGTTGCTCGCAGCATCACGGCCGCCACTGCTGCGGATCAGCAGATTGAAGTTCTCATCCTCCCCAACTGAAGATCATGCCTTCGCAGAATCTGGGCCAGGCCCGCATCATCTCCCCGGTCAACACACAGCTTGCGCTGGGGCTTCAGCAAAACAATTACGCGGGCCAAGCCTTGTTTCCGCGTATCACGGTGGACATGCGCACCGGCAAAATTATCACTTTTGGCCGGGAGCATTTTATGCAGTATGCGGGGATGCTGCGATCCCCTGGCACCAACACCCCAAGGGTGAAGTTTGGCTATGCCGGTAGTGATTACGCTCTGCAGGATTACTCGATTGAGGGTACTCTTCCGGTTGAAATTCAGCAGGAGCAGAGGGCTACGTCGAAGGGCTTTACCATCGATGGCGCACAAATGGCAATGACTGGCGCAATGATGGTGATCAACAATCGCCTTGAAATTGCCCAGGCTACCGCCGCCACCAACCTCAGCAACTATCCGGCAGCCAACAAGGTTACCCTGACGTCTGGCAGTCAGTTCAATGACGCTGCGGTTGATCCCGCAGAAGCCATGCAAACCGCCCGGAGCGCAATCAGGGCGGCCACTGGCAAGTATCCAAACCTTGCCGTTTTTTCGGCAAAGGTGATTGAAGAGACCTTGGAAAATCCCAAGATTCTTACCAGGTTGAACTATACGGGGGTCAATGTTGCCGGCATTGACGACCTGAGGCGTATCTTCAGGATTCCCAATATCGTCATCGGTGAGGCGATTACTGCGGCTGACGACGGGACAATCTCTGATGTGTGGGGCAAGGATGTTGTCCTTGCCTATACCGAAACCGCGTCATTAGCGCAAATGGGGCTGCCAACCTATGGAGTTACTTATCAGTTGAACGGCCATCCATTTGCAGAGCCGGCCTACTACGGCAACAACGAAAAAACCTGGTACTTCCCGGTGACAACCTGTGAAGCTCCAGTGATCACCAGCAGCAATGCTGGCTACCTGATCAAAAACGCGGTCGCCTGATGCCCTACGTCGTCACCGATCTAAGCCCCGTCAACCATGGCGGGTGCGTCTACTCGGAAGGCCAGCCCATCCCTGGCCTCACCCCCGAGCAAGCCGCCCCCCTGCTGGCCCTCGGCGTCATCCGGGAGACCACCCCTCCCCCAACGGAGAAGCCCCCCGCCAAATGATCGACACAGCCGCCGACGTCTCCGCCATGCTGACCGACTGGGGGCAACCCCTGACGGTCGGCGCGGCCTCGGGTGTCGGTGTGCTCAGTCGCAACACACAGATCCTCCTTGATGACCAGCTGGTCTACGAGGGGGATTCAATCTTGAGCACCATGGCCCTCTGCGGCCAGCTGGGCTACGGCAGCACGCTCACCCTCGATGGGGTGGCCTACGTGGTCCAATCCGAGCCATATCGCAGTGCTGACGGCATCACCTGCAGGGTTCCCGTGAGCGGCACATCTCCGACCGTCGCGGCCACGGCGGAGGATCTGGCTTTCCTGCAGGACTGGGGCCAGCCCATCGCGATCGGTGCGGCCACGGGCCTCGGGATGCTCTCCATCGAGTCGTCTCTCGTCCTTGATGGCGGCGCGATCCACCACGGCCCCAGCCTGTTGACGGCTGCCACCCTGGCGGCGGCACTCGCGCACGGCGACACCCTGAGCGTGGGGGCGGACACCTACCGGGTGCAGTATCAGCCCTCGATCTCCCCCGATGGTGTGCTGAGCCGCATCCCCCTCTCCGGCCCCGTAGCAGCCCCTCCCCCGGCCCCAGCCTTCCAGCCCCTGACCACCACCACCGGATTGGCGCTCACCACCACCACCGGCATGGAGCTGACGATCACCTGACATGGCTGCCAACCCCGGCTCAATCTCATCCCAGCCAGCCGCCGCAGCTTTGACCGGCGCGGAGGTGCTCCCCCTGGATCAGGCGGTGGGCTCCCCCGTGGCGGCCACGGCGCTCACCATCGGCACCGGTTACCGGATCGTCTCGCTGGGGAACACCAACTGGGCGGCAGCCGGCGCAGGCGCGACTCCAGCGGTGGGCACCGTGTTCTCCTGCACGGCGGTGGGCACTGGCACTGGCACGGCGCAGCAGATCGACACCCGACGGGCGACGGCGCAGGAGATCGCGGCGCGGGCGCTGCAGGATCCGACGGCGGCGCCAATCTTCGCCGGGCTCACGGTCAGCGGCACGGCCACCGCAGCACAGGTCGACGCTGATCTTTTGACCGGCCCGGTTTCCGAACACTGCCGCAACGTCTCGGGCGTTCCCCTGGCGGCACTGACCCCGCTCTACGTGACCGGATCTCAGGGCGACACCACG